CAGGTTGCAGCACCTCATTCTTTTTGTAGCGACAGGCCGCTACTATTCATCAGATTTATATCTTATTGATATCAAACTATTAAGGTAATTTACCTCAACCCTAAATGTTTTGTTTTTATATTTTTGCTATGATATATTTATATTTATGAGTATTAAGAAATCAGAATAATAGTTGGCCACACAAAGAGAAGTTGCAGATCATTTAGACCTATCTGTTAAAAGAATATCTGAGTTAATCAGAGATGGTATACTGCCTTCAAAATTAGGTAGAAGCCCATTGAACTTAGATGTTTGTAGGGTTGCATATATCTCGTATCTTAGAAAGCTAGGTGGATATAATAAAAGAAGTGGTACTGGAGATATTGCAGAAGAGAAGGCAAGACTTACAAAAGCACAAGCAGATAAAGCTGAGCTGGAAGTTGAACAACTCGAAGGTTCACTGATTCCAGCTCAATTGGTTCAAGACACCTGGATTGAATATGTTTCAAACTCTAGGGCAAAGATATTAGGCTTACCATCAAGAATAGCACACCAGGTTATTACAGTAGATCAATACTCTGAAGCAGAATCAATAATTAAAGAAAAGGTTTATGAAATACTTGAGGAATTAGCACAACATGGAATACCTAAAGAATATAGAAAAAGTGATTCAACAGACGAATCAAGCATGGACTCCACCTCCTAATTTAAAAATTAGCGATTGGGCAGACTCTTATAGAAAATTATCACCTGAATCTTCAGCAGAGAGTGGGGCATGGAAAACCTCAAGAGCACCATATCAAAGAGAGATTATGGACTCTTTTAACGACCCAAGTATTCAAAGAATAGTATTTATGAAATCTGCTCAAGTTGGAGCTACAGAAATATTACTTAATGTTATTGGATATTATATAGATCAAGACCCTTCTCCTATGCTGGTTATGCAGCCTACCTTACAGATGGGTCAGGCGTTCTCAAAAGATAGGCTTGCTACCATGATTCGTGATTCTGAAAAGATAAGAGGTTGTGTTAAAGACCCTAGAAGTAGAGATAGTGGTAATACAGTTTTATCTAAAAAGTTTCCTGGTGGTAATTTAAACATAGTTGGCTCTAACTCAGCATCAGGATTAGCCTCAAGACCGATTAGAATTGTTCTTGCTGATGAGGTTGATAGGTATGAATCATCAGCAGGCTCAGAAGGTGACCCTATATCACTGGCAACAAAGAGAACTACTACTTTTTGGAATAAAAAGATTTATCTATGCTCTACCCCAACTGTAAAAGGACTATCAAGAATAGAAACTGCTTTTGAAGAGTCTGATAAGCGTTATTATCATGTGCCTTGTCCTGAATGTAATGAAAAACAGGTTTTAAAGTGGAAAAATGTGGTTTGGGAAGAAAACCAACCTGAAACAGCATCTTATGCTTGCGATCATTGTGGTTCTGTAATAAATGAATCTAAAAAACAATGGATGTTAAAACATGGAGAATGGATAGCCTCATCCAACAGTTCTAATACAGCAGGCTTTCATATATCTGAGCTTTATTCAGTTTGGTCAACATGGGCAGATATGGCTAAGAACTTCCTAGAGGCTAAAAAACAGCCTGAAATGCTTAAAACTTGGATAAATACCGCATTGGGAGAGTCTTGGGAGGAGCAAGGAGAAACTATTGAGCATGAAAAATTATTGGAAAGAAGGCTTAATTATGACTCTGAAACAATACCTGAAGCTGTTTTAGTTTTAACTGCTGGTGTTGATACACAAAAAGACAGGTTAGAACTGCAAATGGTTGGTTGGGGTTCTAATTATGAATCTTGGGTTATAGAGTATAAAATCTTTTGGGGCGACCCAAATGCTGCAAATGTTTGGCAAGAGCTTGATAACTACCTTAAAAAACGATTTAAGACTGAAAATGGTAGGATTTTAACTATATCTTGTACCTGTATTGATTCAGGTGGTCATCATGCTAACCAAGTATATCAATTCACAAAACCAAGACAGGGTAGAAGAATTTTTGCTGTAAAAGGATTATCAACAGCAGGAAAGCCAATAGCTAATAGACCTACATTTGTTGGAAAAAATAAGGCTGTTTTATATGGTGTTGGCTCAGATAGTGCTAAAGAAGCTATTTTTGCTAGATTATCTTCTGAACCTGAGTATACAACACTACATTTCTGCTCTGATCTTGATGAAGAATATTTCCAACAACTTACAGCAGAAAAAAGAGTTACAAAGTTTGTAAGAGGTAAAAAATCACTAGTTTGGAAGCAAATAAGGCCAAGGAATGAAGCGTTAGATACATTGGTATATAATTTTGCTGCTATTTATATACTTAATCCAAATTACGACACAATTGAGGAAAGAATACTGTCTCAACAAATAAAACCAACAGAAGATAGCAAAAAAACACAAAAAAAAGGCATAAATAGAGGCAATTTTGCTACTTCTTGGAAGTAATTTGACTTTTCTTTGTTAATGTGTTGACTTTTTGATAGAAAACCATAGTGTGATATTAGATATATCTTAAACATTTATGAGGTTTTTTGCTTGAGCAACAAATTTGACAGAGAGAATTATCCTTCTCAAGAGCCTATAGAACTAGTCGTGGGCGATTATTGGGTTTGGAAGAAAGATGATTTAGCTACAGACTATCCAACAGACTCTTATTCTTTGTCTTATGAATTTCATTGCGACTCAGGTGGTGGTGGAAGCCATCAATTTACTATAAATGCTGTTGAAGCAGACAACACTTATTACATAGAAGTTCCAACAACAACTACAGATGACTATAATCCGCATGATTATATATGGGGTTCTTATATAACAAGAACCTCAGACTCTGCAAGAGTACAGGTTGGAGAGGGCAATATGACTATATTACCTAATCTAGCGGACACAAACGCTGATTTAAGAAGTCATGCAAAGAAAGTTTTAGATAATATTGAGGCTGTAATAGAAGGAAGGGCTACTATAGACCAATCATCCTTCTCTTTAGGTGGTAGATCGCTATCTAGGATGTCTATTGATGAATTAATGACATTTAGAGATAGATATCATGCCGAATACTTAAAAGAGGTAAAACAGACAAGAATTAAAAACAAACGAGGGTCAGGTAATACCATTAAGGTTAATTTTGGTAGTACAACTGGCTCAACACCTAAGAGTTACACATAATGGCGTGGTATAACAGAATATTAGGCATTAATGAGCCTAAAAAGAAAAAAAGACAAGCATATAGAAGAAGTTACACTGGTGCTAACACTGGCAGGCTTTTTGCTGACTTCGTTACCACATCTACAAGTGCTGATGCTGAAATAAAAGATAACATAAGAATATTAAGAGATAGAGCAAGAGAGTTAGCAAGAAACGATAGCTATATTGCAAGATACCTTAACCTGATGGTATCTAATGTTATCGGTAAGCATGGCATAAGAGTTTCTAGCAAAGGTCGTGATGACAATGGTTCATTAGACATTGCTGGAAACCAGCTCATTGAAGATGCCTGGAAACAATGGGGTAAAGTTGGTAATTGCACAACTAATGGAAGATTATCATTCTTGGACTGTCAAAAAATATTTATTGAATCTCTTTGTAGAGATGGAGAAGTATTGGTTAGAAAAATCAAAAAGAAGGATTCGCCTTTTGGTTTTGAACTACAATTTTTAGAATCAGATCATTTAGATGAAAATAAAAATGATATTTATAAAGCTACTGGCAATCGTATTAAGATGGGTGTGGAAGTAGATAAGTATGACAAACCAGTTGCTTATCACTTATTTAAAGACCATCCTTTTGATAGGGTTTATTTAGCTCAAGCACAACACATTAGAGTCCCTGCTGACGAGATTATCCATGCTTACCTACCTACTAGAGCAGAACAAACTAGAGGTGTTTCTTTGGTTGCTACAGCAATGGCTAATGTGAAAATGTTAAATGGTTATTTAGAAGCAGAAATAGTTGCAGCTAGAGTTGGTGCATCTAAAATGGGTTTCTTTACCTCTCCTGATGGAGATGGTTATGTTGGTGATGGTGAATATACTGACACCTTCAACCCTACAATGAACGCACAAGCTGGGGTCTTTGAGCAGCTTCCACAAGGTATGGATTTCAAGGCTTTTGACCCAACGCATCCAACTACTGCTTTTGATTCTTTTACAACTAGCGTATTAAGAAGTATTGCTTCAGGTTTAAATATTTCTTATCACTCTCTAAGTAATGACCTTACATCAGTAAATTACAGCTCAATAAGACAAGGTGCTTTAGAAGACAGAAGCATGTATCAGATATATCAGCAATTTGTTATAGATCATTTTGTAGACCCAATATTCAAGTCATGGTTAGAAATGTCTATATCAAATGGTTATATAAATTTACCCATGTCTAAAGTAGATAAATTTGCAAAATCAGTGAACTATATACCAAGAAGTTTTGCTTGGATTGACCCTTTAAAAGAAATGCAGGCAAATGTTATAGGTTTACAGAATGGCACACTTACTTATGCTGATATCAGTAGTAGTTATGGAAGAGATACAGAAGAATTATTTGAACAACATCAAAAAGAAATAGAACTAGCAAAACAATATGACATTGAACTAGCATATCAACCATTTGGTCAAAAGAACCCTGTAGATGCAAAGATACAAGGCGGAGATGACGAAGATGAGTAAACCTACTCAAGGCATGAAGTCAGAAGCTAGAAAAGGATTAGATTGGCGTAAAGAGCATGGTAGGGGTGGAACTAGAATTGGTGCTGAGAGGGCAAATCAAATCTTAAATGGCGAAAACCTATCTGACGAAACTATAAAAAGAATGTATAGTTTTTTTAGTAGGCATGAGGTAGACAAGAAAGCTCAAGGATTTAGACCAGGAGAGGATGGATATCCATCTAACGGAAGAATAGCATGGGCACTATGGGGTGGGGATGCTGGATTTAGCTGGTCAAAAAAATTGGTAAATCAAATGAAAAACGAAGAAGATAGAGCTATGCCTGATGGGCTAAAGGTTGGTGATTTTGTAAGTTGGAATAGTTCAGGTGGTAGGGCTAGAGGTAAAATTATTAAAATTGAAAGAGATGGAACAATTAATGTTCCTGATAGTGATTTTGTAATTACAGGAACTTCAGATGACCCTGCTGCATTAATACAAGTTTATAGAAGTGGTGAACCTACAGATACTGAGGTAGGACATAAGTTCAGCACTTTAACAAAAATTAATCCCATTAGGGATTTAAACGATTTCAATTCTAATGAATTGGAAAAACATCCTTTATTAACAAATGAAGAGGAGAAATCTATGAATAAAGAAGATAGACATATCCTTAATGTGAGTGAAACTGATGATAAAGTTATCGTTGAATTTGCAAAGCATGAGGATGTAGAACATGAAGGTGAAGAATTGGAAATGACTGACGAAGTTTCTATGACTGAATCAAGTGAAGAAGAAAGGAAAGTAATTGATATGCCTATGAAATATAGAACTATTGATTTATCCAAGCACTCTTATCTTGATGAAGAAAATAGAGTGGTTCGTGTAGGCGTTTCTTCTGAAGAACCTGTTGAAAGAAGTTTTGGGATGGAAGTCCTGGGACATTCTGCTGGGGATATAAACATGGAGTTTATTAACTCAGGAAGAGCACCATTATTACTTGATCATGATATGACCAAGCAAATAGGTGTGATTGAAGAATTCAAACTAGATGAGACTGCCAAAAGGTCTTTAGCAGTAGTCAGATTTGGAAAATCTGCTTTGGCTCAAGAAGTGTTTGAAGATGTAAAAGATGGCATACGGATGAACATATCTGTAGGTTATCGCATTGATAAATTAGAACGATATGAAGACAAAGGTGAGACTTACTATAAAGCTAAGTGGACTCCTATGGAGGTTTCCTCTGTATCAGTCCCTGCTGACCAGTCAAGACTTGTTGGCGTTGGTCGTTCTGAAGATAAAAATAATATTAACTTTAAGGAGATAACAATGTCAGAAAATAAAGACATAAATATAGAAGAAGTTAGAACTCAAACTATTGACGAAGCTAAAGCTGAATTTAAAAGAAACTCAAAAGAGATTATAGATTTAGCAGCTAGACACAATAAAAGAGATTTAGCTGACAAAGCCATTTCAAATGGTATCTCTGTTGAAGAATTTAGAGGCGTATTATTAGAAAATATTTCTAATGACACTCCTTTAGAAACTCCATCAGAAATTGGAATGAGCAAAGAAGAAGTTAGAGAATTTAGCCTAGTAAAAGCTATCAGAGCTATGGCTAACCCATCTGACAGAAAAGCACAACAAGATGCAGCATTTGAATTTGAATGTTCTGCTGAAGCTGCAAGACAGTATGGTAAAGATGCTCAAGGTATCATGTTGCCTGCTGATGTCCTAAGAACTTGGGGCAAAAGAGACTTAAACACATCTGATGACTCAACTTTAATCGCTGAAGATTACAGAGGAGATTCATTTATTGATGTATTAAGAAACGAATCTTCAGTAATGCAAGCTGGAGCAACAATGCTTAGAGGATTACAAGGAAATGTTGTAATACCTAAGAAAACTGCTGCTTCATCTGCTGGTTGGATTGCTACAGAAGGCAACCCTGCTGCTGAAAGTGAATTTACTGCTGGTTCAGTAACAATGAGTCCTAAAGTAATTGGTGCTTTCACTGATGCAACAAGACTTTTGTTACAACAATCATCATTAGATGTTGAGAACTTAATCAGAGATGACCTAACAAAATCAATCGCTACTGCAATTGACTTAGGTGCTTTGGCTGGTTCAGGTTCAAGTGGTCAACCTACAGGTATTTCTAATACTACAGGTATTAACACTACTACATTTGCTGCTGCTAACCCAACATGGGCTGAGATCGTGGCTATGGAATCTGCAATCGCTAATGACAATGCTCTAAGTGGTTCTTTAGGTTACATTTGTAGACCTGCTGACTTTGGTACTTTAAAAACAACTGAAAAAGCAACTAATACTGCTCAATTTGTTGTTAATCCTGACAATAGCATGAATGGCTATAACGTTGTCAGAAGTAACCAAGTAACAAGTGGTGATTTCTACTTTGGTAATTTTGCAGACCTATTAATTGGTATGTATGGTGGCTTAGATATTACTGTTGATCCTTATGCATTATCAACTTCAGGTGGAGTAAGAATTGTTGCTCTACAAACTGTTGATGTTGCTGTAAGACACGCAGTTAGCTTCTGTGTATCAAATGATGGTGCATAATAACTAATGCTTAAATGGAATGGGGGTAGTAATACCCCCAACTTAAATATGAAAAAATACAAAATCTTAACAGATACAATGGCTGGTGGTTCTAAGGTTCATGCTGGAGATATAGTAGAGCTTAACGATTCAGAAGGTCATTCATTATGTGCTTATAACAAAGCAGAAATTCATGTTGCTAAACCAAAAGCTAAAAAAGAAGACAGAAGTGTAGGTTTAGAAACATCAGAGGTTAAAGCTCCTAAAACAAGAGCTAAAAAGTAAATTATGCCAATGGAATTTGATAGAGATTTTAATGGCTACTTAGATGCCACCTATGGTCATGGTATTCAAATTACCTACACACCTACAGGTGGTTCATCTTCTTCTATCAATGTAATCCTAAACCAAGAATATGTAGATATTGACAGTGGTGGATTGCCAGTTCAGGGGTATCAACCAGTAGCACAAGCTAAGACTACTGACATACCAAGTATTGCATTTGGCGATACTATAGCTGCTCCAGCTATTAAAAATTTAGATGGAACTCAAATTAAAGCAGCAACCAATTATAAAGTTATAAATTTTGAGCATGATAATTTAGGCATGACCTCTTTGCTTCTTGAGGTTCAATAATGGCAAATCATGTTAGACAACAGATCAGGGAATACTTTGGAACTACATTAACAGGTCTGACAACTACAGGCTCTAATGTTTATGAATCTAGGGTATACACATTACAAGAATCAACATTACCCTCTTTAGTAATTTATACAAAATCAGAATCATCAGAACCAATAGTTATTGGTACTGATAGAGTTATGAGTAGAGAATTATCAGTTGTGGTTGAGGGATATTGTAAAGCTGTTAGCAATTTTGATGATACTATTGATACAATAAGCAAAGAAGTAGAAGAAGCTATTTCTGCTGATAGAACTCTAGGAGGTCTAGCAAAAGATACATATATTGAATCAACAGATATAGAATATACAGGTGATGGAGAACAACCAGTTGGTTATGTTACTCTAAGTTTTTTAACAAACTACTATGTCCAGGAAACCAACCCTGATGTAGCGGTATAACAGGAGACAATTATGAAATTAATTAGTCCAAATGGCAAAAGTTCTGTAATAGCTCATCCTACTCAGGTTGAGTCAATGAAGAAAAAGGGCTGGAAAGAAGAAGCAGTCCATTCGCAAGATAAAATTAAACCTTCTTCTAAGAAAAAGTCGAAAGACGAGGTAGAAAATGGCAACACACAAGGGAAGTGAAGGAACTGTTAAAGTCGGTGCTAATGCTGTAGCTGAAATAAAGTCTTACTCAATCGAAGAATCTGCTGATACTTTAGAAGATACTTCAATGGGTGATTCTGCTAGAACATATAAATCATCATTGACAAATTTCTCAGGAAGTTTAGATGTATTTTGGGATGAGACTGATGTTGATGGACAAGGTGCTTTAAGCATTGGGTCAGAAGTAACACTAAATGTTTATCCTGAAGGAGATACAGCAGGTGATACTTATTATACAGGTTCAGCTATTGTTACTGGCGTTTCAAGAAGTGCATCATTTGATGGATTGGTTGAAGCTAGTATTTCAGTGCAGGGCAATGGTGCTTTAACACCAACAACAGTATAAGAAAATGTCAGTTATAGATAACGCAAAAAAACATTTTGACAGCCTAGAAACTAGAATTATAGAAGTCCCTGAATGGGGAGATGATGAAGATAGTCCTTTAAAGATTTATTGTAAACCAATAACCCTTTCAGAGACTTCTAAATTTATGAAACTAGCTCAAGATGATGATGTTCAGTTATTGGCTTATGTTTTAATTTATAAAGCATTAGACGAGGCTGGAGAAAAGTTATTTACAATCGCTGATAAGAAAACCTTATTGGAGAGGGTTGATAGAGATGTATTAATTAGAGTTTCTAGTGAAATGATGAATAATGTTTCGCAGGAAGAAGTTAAAAAAAAGTAACTGAAGATAAGCAGCTATACATAAGATATGCACTAGCTGACAAACTAAACAAAACCTTAGCTGAAATTGAAGAAATTACAGTAGAGGAGTTCCAGGGATGGTTGGCTTATCTTGAAATAAAGGAAGAAAGAAATGGGAGCACTAAGTAAATCAGATATTCATTTTTCTATTATAGGAAATGATCAGTCTGCTAAAGCTATAAACAATTTTAAGAAAAATGTTAAAGGCACTGGTGCTGCATTATCAGGACTAAGAAATGCCATAATGGCAGCTTTTAGTACAAGAGAAATCATTGAAGCGGCTAACGTAATGATAGGCGTTGAAAATAGAATGAACGCCTTGACTGGTAGTGCTGAAAAGACAGCTATAGCTATGAATCACATGAGGACAATAGCCTCTGATTCAAGATCAGACTTTGATGCTGTTGCAATGTTATATACAAGGCTTTCTTTGGCCACAGATCACTTGGGTGCTACTCAAAGAGATGTTGCTGATGCTACTCAAACTGTAGCAAATACCTTTATTATTGCTGGTTCTCATGCTCAAGAGGCAAATAACTCTGCTAGACAGTTAGCTCAGGGTTTAGCTTCAGGAGCTTTAAGAGGAGACGAACTTAGGTCAGTAATGGAAAACAATACCATTCTGACAAAAATGTTAGCTGATGGTTTAAATATGACCATTGGTGAACTTAGAGAATTTGGTCATGCTGGTAAGCTAACAGCAGAAACAGTTATGCCAATTCTCATCAAAGGCACTAAAGAGACTAATGAGCAAATAGCAAAAATGCCCATGACTCTTGGACAAGCTGGTGTTGCACTAAGAAACAATTTCCAATTTATGGTTGGAGATATACAAGAAGCAACCCAGGGTTTCTCAAAAATAGCAGGTGCAATAAATTTTGTTGCTGTTAATTTAGATGCTTTATTTATACCAGCAATAATTGCTGCTGGGTTTGCTGTAAAAGCATTGACTGTTGCGATTATGGCCAATCCCTTTGGTCTTATTTTAACAGGTGTAACAACTGCTGTTATGGCAATATATATTTTTAGAAACGAAATAAAAGACACTTTTAATAAGGTAATACAAAAAGACATACCAACACTTGTTTTGCAATTTAAAGTTTTTGGTTCACAAGTAAAACTAGCGTTAGAACAAAAATTAATAATGCCAGTTAAAACTGCATTTACTGGTTTTATGAACTTTCTTTTTGACAGCATTAATAGTGGATTAGAGAGAATAGATGGTGTTCTTGATAAATTACCAAACATGATAAAAGACAAACTAGGAATACAAGACCTGCCTAAGATTAATTTGTTACCTAGTCCTGAAGATGGCTCGGCAGAAATAGAAGAACAAATATCTGCATATATTGCAGAAATTGAAAAGATAACAGGAATGGTTATCAAAAAGTCAGACATTCCAACAATAACTGAAGCTATTTTTGGTAAAAGAAATGAAGATCAGGGGTCGGAAGAATCAGGCTTTAAAGCCTTAACTGCATTTGAGCAGTTTATGAAAGATGCGGAAAGGGGTTACAAAAAATTCTATAGCGGTATCAAAAGCATGGAAGACGAAATGCAAGGTGTATTTAAAAAGTCTTATGATGGTATAACAAACCTAACAATGGATTTCTTAGAAAATGGCAAGGCATCTTTTAAAGATTATGCTACAACTATAGTAAAAGAACTAATTAGAATAGCTATGCAGAAATTAGTTATTGATAAGATGTTTGCTTCTTTTGGTGGTTTGTTTAAAAAACCAACAATAGACACATCATCATTATCACTGCCAACAACCTTGCCTAATTTTGATGGTGGTGGTTATACAGGTGGAGGTGCTAGAGCTGGTGGATTAGACGGAAGGGGAGGTAGTCTTGCTATGGTACACCCCAATGAAACTGTTATAGATCATACTAAGGGACAAGGTATGGGTGCTACAGTAAACTTCAATATATCAACAGTAGATGCTGCTGGCTTTGACCAGTTACTAGCATCAAGAAAAGGATTGATAACATCAATCATAAACAATGCCATGAATAATCAAGGCAAAATGGGAATAGTATAATGTCAGGACAATTTCCAACAGACCCAAATTTTAGGAGTCTTAATTTTAAAGACAATAGACCCACTCTATTAAATCAAACACTATCAGGTAAAAAACAAGTCAGACAAATAGGTGCTCAGTATTTTTCTTTTACAGTTGCAATGCCACCATTACAACAAGAAAAGTCTCAGGAAGTATTTGCATTTTTACAAAAACAAAAAGGTTCTTCAGGAGACTTCACAATAGTTGCACCATTAGACAATTTAGGTGCAGGCAAGTCAGAAACAGATATTCAAGTAGTTGGAGCACATACATCAGGAGATGCTTCCATAGCCTTAGATGGCTTTACAGCGAACCAAACAGGTGCTTTAAAGGCTGGAGATTTAATTAAGTTTGCCAATCATAGTAAAGTTTATATGGTGCAAAATAATATTGATGCTAATAGCAGTGGTGCATTGACTCTGCAAATATCCCCAAACCTAGTAACTTCTCTAGCAAATAATGAAGCTGTCACTGTAAACAAACCAAGTTTTACTGTATATTTAGAAAACAACGAAATTATGTATTCAACGGATGCCAGTGGTTTTTATAGTATTTCATTTGATGTTAGAGAGGTTATTACATAGTGCCTAGAAGTTTATCTACTGATCTACAAACTCAAGTATCATCAACAGCAACTAAGACAGCATTTCTTGTTGAACTTAACTTATCATCTACTATTAGATTAACTGATTGGTATTCAGATGTTACTTATGATTCTAATTCTTATGAAGCTGGTGGTTCTTTTTTATCTATTGATACAACAACAGAAACAGGTCAATTACAGGTTAATGAGATTAACTTAGGTTTTTCAAATATAACAGATCAAGTCAGGTCTTTGGTTCAAGATGGTTCTTTTACAGATAAAACTGTAGAAATATATTTAGCTTATTTTAATTCAGACGAAGCCATTGTTGGTGCTATTAATTATTTTGCAGGGCAAATAAGAAATGTGTCTATACAGGAAGATATAAATAGTTCAGTATTAAATATGACTGTAGCTTCACACTGGGCAAATTGGAATTTAACTAAGGGCAGACACTATTCTGATGAATCACAACAAGGCTTTAGTTCAGGTGACAAGGGTTTTGAATTTGCTACTCAGGTTAAATCAGATGTAAGGTGGGGTTCATAAATGGCTAATCCAATAATTTCTTTCTTTAAATGGGCAGGGTCAAAAATAGCCGAAGCATGGGCTGGTGCTGAGCTTTTAGGCAAAATAAATATGGTGCTTACAGCAGCAACTCTTGCAGTTGGTGTTAAAGGGTTTATGCAAGCCAAACAGATGATGGCTAAAGGCCAGGATATATTAGCTAATAAAACCTCTGCTGGAGGAAAACTCCCTATCATATATGGAACTAGGCGTGTTGGTGCTCAGGTCATATATATGGATGTGTCTGCTAATGATTCAAGAGATTTATATGTAGTTTACGCATTATCAGTTGGTGAATGTGATGAGATACTTGGAAGAACTATTGAATTAGATGGTAATCCCTTAACTGATTCAGCTAGATTCAGAGATGGTGGTTATATAGGTTCAGATAAAATTACATCAGGTAATTATTCTTTAAATACAGTCTCACAAAATGGCACTGGTATAGATGCTGGTGCTGGTCAATTTGGCTCTAGTCCTACATCTAAATATAGATATGTTATGAATCTACATCATGGAGCTGCAACACAAACAGCAGACCCTATGCTCGTTGCTTCAATGCCCAACTGGACTTCAGCACATAAACTCAATGGTGTTTGTTATATAGCAGCACATTATGGCTATGATAAAGAAGGTATATGGAAAGGAGTGCCACAACTAACAGTTCAAGTTAGAGGCAAAAAAGTATTTGACCCTAGAGATACAAACCAAACTTTTGGCACTGTATCTACTTATAAATATTCAGACAATCCAGCCTTAACATTTTTAGATTACATAACCAATAATGAATATGGTAAAGGATTAACACAATCACAAATTAACATGAGCACATTTACTTCTGCTGCAAATGTATGTGATACACAGGTTGACCAACCCTACTTTAATGGTTCAGCACAATCTCTTACTTGGTCAGGTAACGCTGGGGATGACTTTATAACAATCGGTGGAACTGACCCTAACACTAACTGGTGGCAAAACAAGGTTGGAGAAATAGTAGATATTAATGATGCAAATGGCAATTTAATTGTAGATGGCAAAGAAATTAAAGATGTACAGAGAAATGGATTTTATGATCAAAATGATGAATACATTGTTTATATAAATGACACATTAGGCTCAACATATTCATCACAAACAGGTAGTTCATTAGTTAAAGTTAAAAGATTTCATTGTAATGGCTATTTAGATTCTAATAAAAATGTCATGGATAATGCAAAAGAATTACTTGAAAATATGCGTGGTATTTTTCTTTACA